GGCGGAGGCAGGTGGTGAGGTGGCCCTTGAGACGGCGCAGCTCGATCTCGGCCCGGGTCTTGGCGCCGTTGTCGGTCAAGGCACCCATGTCCGCGGGGAGGCGGATCGGGGCACCCATCCAGCGGCGGGGCTCGTCCTGACCGGGGTCGTTGATGAGCTGGTAGGAGAACTGGATCTCGAAGCCGGGGAACGTCTGCCCGTCCTTCTGCTTGAACGTGCTGTCCTGCATGTTCACGTCGGTGACCAGGCAGTCGTGGTTGCCCTCCTCCGGCCACCAGCCGAGCGAGCCGAGACCCGAGTCAGCCTGAACGGACTGGAAGTTGTTGTTGAGAGCGGCGAAGACGGTCTTGACCTTGTTGTCAATGGGCATAGCAAACTCCGAATAGGGGTGAGAAGTGAAACACGGAACGTGAGAAGGAAGGCGAGCGCGCCCCCCCGCGTCAGCGGGGCGCGTTCGCCGCATCGTAAGCAGCCTGAAGGGTTGCCCATGCAGCCTCGGTTGGGAGCTTCAGGGTTTCCATGGGTTGCATGGTGCGGACCTTTGCAATGCCCTCGAGCTTGGGGTTCGAGAACGTGGCGAAGTGCTGTCGCACCTTCTTGCTGGTGACGTTGTTCTTCTTGATGACTCGGTCGCCGACCTTCACCTCGACCTCACGGGATTCCTCAACGACATCCCAGGTGGTGGTGATGGGAACGACCAGGTCAAACATGGGGAACATGCGGGCATACAGGCCGTCCGAGATGAGGATCTTGTACTCCTCGACGTGCTGGTTCTCGGAGAGCGGGATGTGCTTGCGGGACAGGTGCGCGATGTAGAAAACTCCGTAACCGTGCCGGCGCAACGACGAGCCGAACTCGATCAGGGTGTCGAACAGGCGCTCCCAGCCCAGCCGGCCATCGACGTCGGTGAACTTCTCCCGACCGTACAGGCTGGCGATGTGCGGGCGGAGCAGGCGGATCGCGGCACCGAGCGTGTCGATGACGACGGTCTCGGGACGCGGCTGGTTGCGGACGGCAAGGTCGACGAGCTGCTTGTGCTTCTCCTCGACGAGCTTCCACGACAGGACCATGGGGTTGCCCCTCTCGTCCTGCGCCCGACCGTCAGCACCGGGCGTCGGCCACATCACTGCCTCGCTGGTGGGGCAGACCGCCGGCGTCTCGTCCAGGTTGATGATGAAGGCATTGGGATTGGACTGGAGCAGGAACGACTTTCCAGCGCCCGCTTCGCCAACCACCAGACCGAGCATGCGCCCAAGAGGGACGCGGCCAGTGACCACCGAAGAGCCAAGGGAAGGGTACTTGGAAGCAATTGTTTTACCGGTTGCAAGGGCATGTGTCATGATGATGCCTTAGTCGAGGAAGGTTGGTGCACGCATACCGCCGGGCAGGACCATCCTCTCGCCTGCCGCAAAGGTTGCCGGAACATCCGGCATGCTGATTGGTTCGTCGAACTGCGCCTCGACCGAGTCGTCGGCGGAGTCCTGGCTGACGGGCTGGACCTCGCGGGCAGCCGGTCTGTAGCCGGGGATGCTCACGACGACCTTCCGCTCGAACTTGATGTTCAGCTTCTCGCACCACTCGGAGAAGGTTGCCATCGTTATGTTCGTGCCGTGGTTCTCGTTGAAGAGGAGGAGCAGCGAGGAGCGGGACTCGATGTTCTCGCCGCAGCGGCGGACAATCTCCGCGATCTTCGGGGCGATGACGGACTCGAGGATCTCCTGCTCGAACTGCATGAATGGATGTGGTCTGCTCATGCGATGTCTCCCTCGGGCACCGCGTCGTCACGGTCCCGCTGCACGAAGTTCTCGCCGCGCACGACGTCCGGCCACACGACCGGGTCCGTCAGCATGAAGGGCATGTACGCGCTCGGCGTGCCAGTGCCTTGAATCGGGTCACCCATCTCGAAGTTGTCCGGATAGGGTTCGCGGTTCGCATATGAACGGCAGAACTCGAGGCGCGAATTGTACTGCGAAACCAGCTTGGAATCAAGCAAATGCGTCGCCGACGTGAAGGAAATGTTGACGCACGGATTCGTGATTCGGTCGGGCGCAAGATGTAGGTACTCGTCCTCGCCGACATACCACTGGTAGCAGCGGCCTTCGTAGAAGTGGGGGTCGGGCTCGCCGAGATAGATCTTCTCGTTGCGCGGTTCGCCCTTGCGCGGACCAGACTTGAGCGGGCTGGTGTCCAGTGTGTAGGCCCGGTCCTTCATGCCGAACTCGATGGTGGGCTTCTGCACGGCGATGTGGATGACGCCACCCACCCGCTTGGCGGAGTACTCGGAGAGCGGCAGCTGGCTCATGACGTGGAAGTAGTGCTGCGTCTGGAACTCGATGGGGCACGCCTGCAGCCGGTCGACGGGACTTGCGCTCGTGGTCTTGAAGTCAACGATCCAGAGGGTGTCGGGATCCTTGGGGAACGTGATGAGCGCGTCGGGCTGGATGACGCAGTCCTGGTACCGGAGCATCGGCTCCTGTGCCACGACGTTCACGGCGCGCAGCCAGCCGTCGAGCTTGCCGGTGGGGCCTTCGCCGTCGGGACGGAACGAGACCTGGATGGAAGCGGAGAACCAGGCCCACGCGGTACGTGCGTCCTTCTCCTCGCGGGCAAGGATCTCGCGGACCAGCTCGGGGGACTGGCCGGCAGACTTGCCGTAGCGGCGCAGCTCCTCGAGGCGCAGGTCGATGGCATTGTCGTACATCTCGAGGGCGGCTTCGCGGTCCTTGCGCAGGCAGTACGCGGCGAAGGCGAGGTGGGCCCACGATCCGCGGGATAGGGCGGCGCTGTACTTGGATGCCTTCACCAGGCCGAGGCGGCGCGAGAGGTACCAAGTGAACGGGCAGGTACGGAGCGAGCGGTAGTCGGACGAGCGGATGCCCACGGTGCGGGGCGAGAGGCCGTGGTAACGCAACCATTCGGCTGCCTCCATGCCCCCGCTGGTGGGGACCTTGGGCGTGTCTGTTTCGGGTGGCATGGGGTGTCTCCTGAGGATGGAAATGAGAGTGCGCGGGCGGCGCACCACGCGACCCGCCCGCGCACTCATTGTCGTCCGGCTGGGTGAAGTACTTGCTTCACTCAGAGCTTCGAGCCGTACTTCTTGCAGAGGAACCAGCCGCCGACGAAGCCCACCAGGGCGAGCATGCCGGCGAACCAGAGGGAACCGAGGAACGAGGAGAAGTCAGCGAGGATCATTGCGAATCTTTCTTGTGAAGGCGTCGCCACGCAGCGTCGAACTCTGGGTCGGATGCACGCCGCGCAGCGACATATTCGCGCGCATCCTCAGGTTTGTCAGGGTTGAGCATTCCCGCAGCGAGGTCCGCGTCAATGACTTTCTTGCGCGGAAGCCAGCCGATTGCGATGCGGACTGCGGTGCCGAGGCCGGTCTGCCAGAGGATGACCGCGATAGCCACGAGAGCCACGGCAGCAGCAACCCACCACAGCGTCGATAGCCAAGCAGGTGTTCGGTCCTCCAGATGAGGAATGCTGCCATGGATATCGCCAGCCAGGCCATTGATTCGTTCGGCACGAGTCACAACCTCCTTGTCGCCAACGGCAATGCCGTGGTCGATGAGAGCCTGGGACTCGGCCTGGATGGCGGTTGCATTGCGGCTCACCTTGGCGAGCTCGCTGCACCCCACCAGCAGGCTAGTTGCGAGACTCAAGCTGGCGCTCGATCTTGTCCAGCCGCGCATTCATTGCCTCCTGCTGGGAGACCAACCGCATGAGCAAACGATCATGCGTGAGATATGCGCTGCCGAGGATGGTCAGCAGCGTGAGTGCCACGCCGATGATGCCAGCCCAATCGCGCAGCGACAGCTTGACGATGTTGTTCTGCTCTACGGTCATGTATTTGATTTAACCAAAGGTGTAAAGCGTGAAGGTTCGCTCGCCAGAGAAAGTGTTGATGATTTGAACCTCGTTGTCCCCGCTCGGGTTTCTTCCGATGTTCAACTTACTAGCAGTGGTTCCCGGAGCACCGCTTGCAACAATTGCTGCATTGCTATTAGCCCATCCGGTCACAATGGTTCCGGGGCCACTACCGCTGAAACTAAACATGGCATTTACAGAACCACCAATACTGCTACCAATGATTAAGAAGGTAGCGCCGTCTATGTTTCCATACCTGCGCGGGAATGTGTGAGTCGCACCGTTTGCCACCCTTGCCGTTTGAATTGAAAATGCCCCGTAAGTACTGTTGTCTACAGGGTTTGATGGAGCGAAGCCATCCATCCGGGCAA